AATTGGAGTTGCGAAGATTGCACGGAAATTAAATGAAATGGAAATAGAATCTGCACTAGGCGGCGACTGGACTCCTGCCAGTATACAGGGAATTCTGACAAATCCGGTATACATCGGAAAAATACGATGGAATGGGAGAAAAACAGTGAAGACTATACAGAATGGTCAAGTAATTAAGACACGTCCTCGATCAAAAGATACTCTTATCTGTGATGGATTACATCCAGCTATTATATCGGAGGATCTGTATAATTCTGTCCAGGAAATACGGAAAAAGAACCCACCTCGCCCAATCAGTATAAAAAACTCAATCCGCAACCCGCTTGCCGGAATTGTCTATTGCAGCAAGTGCGGTCGTGCCATGGTTCGCCGTCCTTATCAAAAGCGCGGACAGGAAGATACCCTCATGTGTCCATATACGTCTTGCCCCACAGTAAGTAGCAAATTGTCTCTGGTTGAAAAAGCTGTGATTGATGGAATTAATGAGATCGTGGAGGAATATAAGTTAAACAATGATATTAATATATCTTCAAAGGCTATTGATTGCGGAATAACTTCTAAGCAGAATCTTATACATGAAAAAGAAAACGAGCTGGAAAGCTTGAACTCTCAGAAAGCAAAACAATATGATCTGCTTGAACAAGGCATCTACACCACAGAGGTTTTTCTTGAACGTGCCAAAACAATAGCCGCATCTATCCAGTCATGCTCCGATACTATAGAAAAATTAAAAGAAGAAATCAAACATGACGAAAACACTATAAAACAACAGTCAGATTTTATCCCGCGTTGCGAAGAGCTACTTGATAACTATTGGAGCCTTGATACAGAATCGAAGAATAAAATGCTTAAGAGTTTAATTGAAAAGGTTGTCTACTCAAAAGATAATAAAAATGCTTATGGGAAGGGCAACGAGATTGGTTTTCAGCTTGACATTTTCCCAAAAATCCAGAAGAATAATTAATGATATCTTCTATGAGCTGACGAACTGGCTCATTGATGTTATCAGTAATTAAAAAAAAGAAATTCCCGGGGCTAATTCCCCGGGATATTTTTACTGCTTCTTAATATATTTTGCGGATACAAATCCATAATACTTTCCTGCGATACGGATATAATACCACTTACTACCGTTTTTATCTTTCTGTGTAAAATTCATTACTTCCACTTCATTTCCCTGGTTGAGTTTTGGGTACTTTTTAATGTTTGGATACTCAGTTCCAGCCCAGGTGCGCACATTAAGCACAGTGGCGGTTACATTCCCCTTGAAAAGCACCTGTGTCTTATCCTGTTTGCTTGAAATTACAACTGGCTTATTAACCGATTCTTTTGCAAGATATCCAGTCCATATCCAACCAATACCGATTCTATCAACCTTAACGTGTGTCCACTTTCCGCTTGTCTTTCCGTCAATTTCAACAACGGTTCCTTTATTGATTGAACCCATAACGTAACCATTCGGTGCCGCACGGACGTACAAGTCATTTACTGTTGCTGCTCTGGTTCCTGTCTTTTTCCAAGAAGTGATATCTTCATAGGATTCCCAATCAATCCAAACATATCCGTCGATTGCTGGATCGTTGATGGAATAGGACTTATTGCGAACCGCTCCGCCATTTGCCACCACGCCAGCTACACTAGAAGTATTTCCTTCGTTTGTATAGATTCTCGAGCTGTCAAAACTCTTCACACTTCCAACATGAGAACCATTGCGAAAGATTACAAGTGCTCCGAATTTTGGCTTGCTGTGCCAAGTTCCGTTTGTTTTAGCATGATTAGTGATTGATATGCAATTGTAAAAACCACCGCCCATAATCTGTAAGGCTTTTGTGATTCCCAAAACATTAACCAGTTTCCAGAACTGATACTCCGCACACCACGGCTGCCCCTGGCATCCTGGCTGCCCCCAACTATTTACATCTCTTGCAAATTTTGTGTAATTGTTGTATCCTGCATTCTTTTTAAAATCATCCAGATAGGCATTACTTTTCTTTTCAAGGTACCCGCCGTTGGATGCGTAATAATCACCAAGGTTTAAAAATTCCTGTAATTTGCTCATTGTATCATTCCTTTCGTATTGATAAGTACATGATACAGCGAGTAATTGTGAATTTCAGCCCCACATTTTTATATAATATAGTCGAATCATTAGCACAATCAATACACTAAATAGTGAGACCAAAAAATATATTAGCAGAGCTGAACGTATAAAAACCGAAAATAATCGTATTCAATATCGTATTACACCAACCATTTCAGATGTTAGCATATTATGCATTAATAGAACTGGGCTTTATCTTATAACTCTCAGCCAAACTGGTGGAGTATTTAGTAATGCATCAATAAAAAAAATATATGAAGGTGGAAATGATGCCAAAATTCAAATTGGTGAGGATAGAAAAAATATAATTTTTGAATGTGATATATATTCCAATCCTATTTTTATTAGTACTTTTAAATAACCTTGTACAATTATTACATTTTAAAATTGTAGAAGCTTCCTTTTTCGATTTTGAAAAGACTTATTTTTCCTGTATAATTTATATAAAGGCCAGCTCCGTATCCAGTATCATCTATTCCGAATACAATTAAATGTGGTGCACCTCCAACTAAATTTGCAGTAAGAATATAGCTTGTGGCAGTTGAAAAAGAATCCTTTTCTGCATTGAGCGCGGTTATAATATCACTAAAACCTCTATAATTAGCATTTTTGTACCTTGGTGTCTCACTATTTAGTGCATTGATTGCCCCGATGATTGTCTTGTTATCGGTCTGCAATTCCGAAATGGTAGCCTCATTTAATTTCTTAGCTACCCACTTCCAGAAAGTACCAAAAAGGAGTTTTTTATTCTTTCCATCTGCAGAATCACGAACCATCACTTCGTCTGCGTCTACTGGTGTTGCTGTTTTTTCGGTGTAGTTGTTCCAATTGTTATTTGCCATAGTCTTATACCTCCGTTGAAATATGTTGTTTGATAAGTTGTTTCAATTCTTCTAGCTCCGCTTTCACGGAATCAAGCTCAGATTGTATATCTTTGACTTTCTCATGCTCGTTCTTCAACATGGCGAACATACAGGGAATCATAATACGGTAGTTCCAGTTTTCAGCACGTCCCTTTTTATCATGGTCAACAGCAATTGGAAATCTGCGGTCAATATCCTCTGCAACAAACATTGGCATTTCTTTACCGCACCGTTCATCTTGCTCCATAAGATATCCGTCTTTGTATTTCGCCCAGATTACTTTGATTTTATAGAGGTTTTCCAGTTCGTCTTCTTTTACGGTTTTCCCGAGTACTTTATAATGCATAGAGGATGACGCAATTGTTCCGACATCTCCATTATTATTTTTCCCCAAGTTACTACCAGTTATAAGCTTAGGCATTTCTGGCACATTGAGAGTCAGAGAACTGCTTCCGGTTGTCTCAACTTTCATCCTAGATACTGTTTTTAAAAGAAGACCAGCTTGTTTGCTCTCCAAAACAGTCCAATATCCATCAGAGTATTGCGCGGATAAATCAAGAAGTCCATGAACAAGGGAGGAATCGTAACCAGCTGTAGCTACAGACTCATTTATCTGGAACCACTCTTTTCCCTTGAAGTTTTTGAACCCAACCGAGTTATCTATTTGGGTTATTATATTTCCATTCGCGTCGTACACCTCAAAGGTACCATATCCATTATTCGGACCGCCAAGCTTTAACGTTCCGCCTTTTGCATAGGTGAACGAAAAATATAACTGGTTACCCTCTTTATAAACTCCTTTCACGGAACCATTATTTGTAAGAAGATTAAATATCTCTTCATGGGTAAGTGCGTCCACATCTATCACCACAGGGACAGATTGCATATCCAGCTGATTTGTAGTTCCATCTGCTGCATACAGGATAAATCTAACAGACACAATGCTTCTATCCAGTGAGCTAACAGTATAACTTTTACTCGGCTCATTTACAGTTGAAACCAATACGTTTGTAAATGTAGAGCCATCCATGGAAGTCTGCACATACCATCTACCGGAATATGCCGTTCTTGTAGCACTGTCACCATCTCGATAATAAGCTTTTGCCGTAATTGTACTTGGTACAACCTTGTCATTCTGACCTCGTTTTAGGATATTAGATGAAAGCTCGATAAAATATGTCCTGCCAGGTACACCTTGTTCTCCTTTATCGCCCTGTTCACCTTTTATCTTCGTCCAGCTATATTTTGTCGGGTCAATGGAATCATCCGGCGTGTCGTAATCAGTATATTGGCCAATATACTGCTTTCCGGCGCTGACAACTACATCAAAGCCAGTTTTTCCGTCAGCACTATTCGCATAAGCTATGTGGAAATATGGCGTCTTTCCGTCCGCACCTGCTTTTCCAGGGATGCCTTGTGCGCCATTCGCGCCTTTTACAAGTGTCCACGCGTAATCATCTGGATTAGTACTATCTTGCTCGGTAAAATCCGCATACATACCGATATACTCACGATTACTGTCCGACACAGAGAAATCTGTTTTTCCATCCGCAGAATTCGCATAGGCAATGTGTGTATAACTTGTTTTTCCATCTTTTCCGTCTGCTCCATCCTTGCCATCAGAACCGTTTTCCCCATCAGCGCCTTTGTATCGGGTCCATGTATAATCAGCCGGATCATCACTTTCCGTTGGCGTTTCCTTATTATTTGCAATTCCGATATACGCAACATATTCTGGCTCCAGATAGATTGGATTTCCTACAGTATCGCATATTGTATTCCCATCTGTATCAATCCATGGAACAGTATCTGGGTTATCTGACATATCTTCGCCGTTTGGCATAGAAGCGTATTTAATCCAGGTATATCCATTCTTTCCGGGCTGTCCATCATCCCCGCGAAATTTCGCCCAGGTATAGGCAGCTGGATCCGTGCTGTTATCCTGTAAATAATCTGTGTAAGTACCAATATAAATATCTGGTGTCTCTGTCATCTGTCCAGATGTTGGATTTTCTACCGGAGCATATTTAATATGCAAATACGGCGTTTTACCATCCGCCCCGGGAGTTCCAGGAATTCCTTGTTCTCCTCTCGGTCCTTGTGGGCCTTGAATACCTTGTTCTCCTTGTGGTCCCGGTATGCCTTGGTCTCCTTTTGGTCCCTGGAGACCGTCAACACCATTTGTACCATTTTTCCCAGCATAAATTTTAGCCAGAGAAAATCTTTTAACTACTGATAAAACACTGATATATGTTGCTTTGATGTCTACCCATCCATCGTCAGTGGATAATGCTGTTACTGTGTATGTCTTGGTCGCATTATTCCAGGATCCTGTTACGCTATCTGATTTGATAATTGTAAATTTACAATCAGATGTAATATCCTGCGTTCCGTACATCACGACTGCCTGCGTACTCACATTGCCGGGAAATGTTCCGTAATTTCCGTCAGAATCAACAGAAATGCCCTGGTATTCGTTGCTCAACTGCAATGTCATATTCTTTGCAAGAGCTGCCGCTTCCTGCGCGGATTTAGCTGCCGCTAAAGCATCCTCGGAATCCTGTAATGCTTTTGTTACGTCCGTATCTTTTAATCTTTCCCAGTAATACCCTTTTCCATCATTGCGGAATCTGTAAGCATGGCTGTCTCCATCATAATACAGATCACCTACATGCTTACTCATTTCTGTATCAGTTAGCCACTCGTTTGCCGGGTAATTGCTAAGTGTAGGTGCAGGAGACCCGGTCCAGGTATTGATATTTCCGTCAATCTGACCTTGCATACTGTTTAACAGTCCGTCCAAAGGTGATGCACCGATTCGCACGGATGCGCCGTCAATTACAATCTGGTTATTATCAATATCGGCTGAGAAAATAATCTTTCCGTTTGTGTCACGAACGACTAACGCGCCGGCATTAATATAACTTGCATTGATTCCCTCTGCATACAGAAGCCTTGCAATAAGCTCTCCATTAATATTTAATCCATAAGGATATGTCTTTCCTCCATCCATGGAAATGCCGATTGCTTCTGCCGTAAACTTCCATACAATATCAGATTCTTCCAGTGTAGGCTTATTGTGCGCATAATAGATATTGCTACCATCATCCTGTGGCTCTACAGTCATGTATAAACCACCAGAAGTTTTAAGCGTATTATTAAGCCTTTCAACGGCTTTTTCGCGCTCTGTGCGTTCATCCTTAACAAGTTGTCTAGCTTCTACCAGTGCTTTTGTAGCTTCCGACATATATGTGCTGCTATTTCGGATGGGATCATCTGCCTGCGTTTTTACAGTGGTAATTCCATTTAACGGAGATGATACATCAGTGATTGGTGTAAGATATCCATTGCCGTTTCGATCAAAACTGCGTGCCATATCACCAAATTCTAACAGAGGATTATAAATCAGATCCCCTTGCAGATTTCGGAATCTGGCCCCGACCAGATTACCGCCAATCCATGCCGCTACAGTTCCGAGGTCACTGTCAGACAGAAGATTGTTTTCTAACTCCAACACATATCCAGCAGTTCCAAACAGGGATTCCGATTCTTTGTTTTTTACTCTGATACCAGTAATTACAATATCATCACTGGAAAGTGTAGGACTACTCACGTAATCCTCTAATTTAAACGGAACTAAGGAGCCGTTTTCGACAGCTCCAAAATTCCATTTTATAAACTGCAAATACCCTCTGTTGTCAATCCTGGCGTTTGCTGTCTCCAACATTGCCGCCCAACCGATCAATTGACGGAATGTCATATTATCTGGGAGCGCTGTGACAATTACATTTCCATGTGCCATAGAGGAAAACCCCATAGGGATATTCAAACTCTCGCAAGCGTCTCTTACCAGCGCCATAATCGGCTGTGGAAGCGTCAGAGCACTATAATATTTAGCATTGGTTTTATACATGTCATCCAGCGCCGTAAAGCTCAATATTTCGCCGTATTGTTCTGGCGTGGTAATTGTATAGACACCCTTATCAATTGTCTCGTATCTGTCTTCTGAAGCGGCTCTGGAAAGGATTATGTTGTTTCCATCAGTATCGAGAATTGGCTCATAAAAATCATTCATCCAAATTGATTCACTGGCTGGTTCCGCTACGGAAGTCTGGAGCTTCAAATATGCATGCACTTTAGCTTGATAGAAATTATAATCTTTCCACTGACCCTCTGTATTATCTAATTCAAGCTTCATCGTTTTGCAGACTGTAGCGCCGACCGGGAAGCTGCTACTCTCCGCACAATCGGAAAAGTCATTGTTGCCGATCATAATCTCGTTTTCAAGTGTCTTTGTTGTTCCGTCAGCAAAGGTGATCTCCACGATTTCAATTACTTGCTCACCATCCTGCAATTTTTCTTTAAAAGTATTTGATACATTAATCAAGTGGATTCACCCCCTGCATATTGAATGATATTTCAGAATAATATTCTCCTACTTGAGCTATATTATAGTGCATTTTCCCAACATAAAACTGTTCTGAACGCCATTCGTTTTTGTGTGCTAACCAGTGATACAACATAAACGGCTCTCCTTTAATGATTGCATTTACGAGATTAGCTGATTTCTCATCAACGCAAACATTTGTGGCTTTATAGCTATATTGCATAACTGTATAAAGTGGTACTATTATTGCTCTTCCATACTGTGTGCGGTTGCTTCCTTCCGAATAGGTGGTCTCAAAGTTGCACTGCATGTCCTCATCTGGCTGAGGAATGAGAAGTCCATTTATCTTATATCTATCAGTTATTGATTTGCTTATTGGAAACGCCACGTTCTCACCCCCCCCTATGCCAGTTCAAACGGATTTGTACCGCTTGCATCACGTCTTAACTTTGCTTCGTCAATCATCTCATCAAATATCGTTCTGCGGTTCAATTGCGCTGTAAATCGGAAGTTACCACTGCTGCCCTGCTGATGCCTTGCAAATGCATCATCAATAATTTCTCGGATAACACCTTCCGGTGCTTCCAGGTTTCGACCGTTCTTCTGGTCGCCGAGCACTGCAAGGAACTCTGATCTTGGCGGAATAACGGCACCTTTTGCAAGATATGGAATTGTAGGAACTCTTGGGAAATTAGCCGTAAATCCAATTGTCCTTGATCCAAACGGAGTTGGAACCTTCCACGGTCCAAATGTAAATGCTGATTCAATGCCGCCGATTGCACTGTTTACAGTTCCAATAGCGCTGTTTGCAATTCCGATCACTTTGTTTAATATATCTTTGATAGTATCGCGTATACCTTCGAAAACTCTTACGACTGTATCTCTGGCACTTGTAAATTTATCAACGATTGCATCATGAATAGCATTTACTTTTCTGTCAACAAATGTTGTTATACTTTCCCATATAGATGACGTTTTTTCTGATACAGAATCCCAAATTCTTGTAATTTTAGACTTTATTCCATCAAATACTGTCGAGAGTGTAGTTTTTATTGCTTCCCACGTATTAGACAGCCATGTTTTTATAGCATTCCATATTGTAACAGTAACTGTTTTTATTGCGTTCCAAGAAAGAGAAATGATACTTTTTATTATTGTTAATGCGGTTTCCACTATTCCATTAATAGCTTCCCAGGCTCCAGATATAATATCTTTTATAAGGTTCCATACACCTCTTGCAATTTCTTTGATTCCGTTCCATGCCAGTTCCCAATCTCCTGTAAAAACTCCTTTCAGAAAATCAATAACTCCGCTCAGAACATCTAATACATCTCCAATAATTTTAATAACGGATTTTATTGCTTCTATAACAGTGCTACCAATTACATTTGCCACGTCTGCTATTACTGGAATTGCATTCGATATAATCCAGCTAATTATTGGGACTAAAATATTTTCCCAAAGCTCTTTTAAGATATCTATTAATTTGCCAAGAAACGTTTGGACCTTTACAAACATTTCTCCCAATTCCCCATCCATAAGCTCTTTTATTTTAGAAGCCAAACCTTGCAGAACCGGTAGAATATATGTGTTATATCCATCTATTAAAGTTCCAAAAATGGTTGAAAGTCCATTAGCTATTGAATCGAAAAAAGGTTTTAAATGCTCATCGTATAATGTGGTCACCAAATCAGAAAGATTTTGAATAACTGTCGATAATCCATCGGTTATTATTTCGATAACCCCAAGTGTTCCTTCGACTGCGCTTTTTAATATATCCTTATTATCAATGAACGGCTGTGCGATCATATTCAGCATATCTCTTCCAAGTCTTGCACATAATCCCATAGCAGTCATTGAGATATTTGAGAATATCCCTATGATATTGGCTGTTATCTGCTGCGCAATTTCTCCACCAAATGCAGAAAATACCTCTGCTAGAGCGGATGAAAAATTTCCTTCGATTTGAGCAACCTCAGATCCAATATCAAACATATCAATTAAATATGTTTTTATTCTACTGGTGTTTTGCTTTAGAAATTTTTCTATTCCTCCAATAAGATTTTGAGCAATTGTTATTCCAATCCTCGAAAAAGATCCAGATACTCTTCCAATGGAATAGGCAAATGTATCTAAAAAATCACTTGCCGCTCCAATTACTTCTTGATCAGTAAATATATTCTGCAAGGATTTCCCAATAGAGTTAATATTTTCCTTAATATCATCAAAAATCGGTTTGTAATCGCCTAGTCCATCCCAGAATCCTTTTGATAGCAATTTGGCTAATTTTTTAAACTTCTTTATTATGGCGTCAAGCGGCTTGGACATTTTTTCAATAGTCGTTTCGCCTTCTGCAAGTTTTCCGTAATCCACATTGCTTAATGCACCAGATAATCCTCCAGACGCTCCACCACTCCCACCAGATGAAGATGGTATGGAAGAGCTACTATCTGTAGAATCAGCTTTGTATATTTCGTCTAATGAAGAAAGATAATTTTTTGTTTCTTTATTTGCCTTTTTCGTAGCCTTAGCATTGTCATTTGTGGCATCTGCCAGTTTTTCTGCATTATCCGCTGCCTGTCCATACTGATCTGATGTATCTGCAATCACTCCTGTTCCGGCAAGCCCTGCTCCGCTTCCGCTTGTCTGACCGGAGGATTTCTTACCGGTGATAAGCTCCGTGAAGCTTTTGAAAGCATTCGCCAAAGTTGCCAGTTTGCCTAGCAGAACATTAATCACTTTCAGAACAGGCGTGAAAATATTAATCAGTCCCTGTCCGACTGTTGCCTTGAGAGATTGCAGCTGTAACTGCATAACTCGTACCTGATTTGCCCATGAGTCAGAAGTACGAATAAAGTCTCCAGATGCAGCCGAAAGCTGTTTCTGCACAAAAGCCAGTCGTAGAGCTACTTTCTCCTGTTCGGTCATAGCAGATGTAGTTTTGCCGTAGCCATTTGCGAGCGCGTACTGGTCAAGTGCGCTTTGCGTAAGGACTACGCCCAAATCTTTCAATGTTTCCGTTTCACCAGTAAACACTGATTTCAGCTTAATATAGGCCAAGTCCTGACTGATGTTATAGAATGATGCTACATCACCAGTCAGCTGTGTTAGAGCCGTTGACATGTCGTAAGCCTGCGCTTCTGAGAATCCGAATGACTTAGACATTGCTCCGAACGTACCGACATACCGCTTTGCCATTGTCTCAGACAATCCGGCTGAGGTCATGGCGTTCTTTGCAAATTCATTGACCTTATCCGACATGGTGGTAAATGTAACATCAACCACGTTCTGAACTTCTGCGAGGTCGGAACCGAGTTCCACGCACTCTTTCCCAAACTGTACTAATTTACCGACAGCAAACGCCCCGCCAATCAGCAGACCGATTTTTTTTACAGCACTTCCAAGGCCGTTAAATGACTGTTTTATAGCCGATACTCCGTTCTGCACACCTGATGTGTCCATTCTAGTATCAATAATGACTGAGCCATCAGCAGCCATGTGTCCACCTCCTAACTATTTGAGGTTCAACATCTCATTCAGCTTATCTTTATAAGCTTGCTCCTCATCGCTGAGACGTGTTTTTATGTCAATTGTGTTTTTGTTTTCCTGATAGAATTTCTTTTCCCATTTATCCAGGCGTTCGCCTTTTGCCTTTTTTGACCGGATTCCAACAACTGTATTAAACAGGCATTCACCGGATTCCATGAAGTACCCGAAGAACGTCCACCAGTGCATATACGGTACGGCTCTGATTTCTTTACCGGCAACCTTGTTTACCGCAGGAACGATCATGTCTCCATCCTGTTCCCAGTCCATTAAACGTGGTTTGGGCTTGTTCGGATCAGTATCGGATTGTCCACAGTCAATAAACTCGCAAGCTTTCCGACAAGCTTCTGCAAGATGTTCTGATGGTATGCTTTGCCAATCCTCGAACAGAATCTGCAACATAACAACTGCTTTTGCCTGTTCATCTAACTCTGGATCATTCTGCGCAATGAGAATATCAATGATTGCTCGAAAATCAGTTCTAATAGAAAAATCCACCCCACTTATGTTTAGTGAGGTGGGAAGCTCATAGGCGGTCATTTTGTATACTTCTCCGTATACTTATTGACTGCTGCCTGCATTTTCTTTTTCCTCTTTTCGATTTCCGGTGCGATTGCTCCTGCGATTTTATCCAGAACAATATAAGCAAATACCTGACCATTACCGAATACAGTTGTTGCGGTAATTGGTTCCTTGAACAGATCTTTGGATGCCTCATATCCAAGTAAATAATTGATTTTATCCTCGATCTGTTTATTCAGTTCTGCCATCTCTTTACCGGAAGTGACTTTCTGAATGGAATCTTTGAGCTGCTCAAAATATTCTGTCAGTTCTTCTGCGCGTGCTGCTACATTGATATCCGTCGGGTTCAGTTTGAAAGAAGAAAAAACTTCGTCTTCGTTATTTGTGAATGTAAAAATGAGAATTCCATCATCAATTTTTGTATTAATTACTTTTGCCATTTGGCGTGTCCTCCTTGTACATGTGTTTATTCACTGTCGGCTGTGAATGTACCGGAACTGATATCAAATTTTCCTTTTACACGCTCACCAACGTAGTTCACAGTAAACGGAATCTGATAGCCGGATGTATCACCGCCATAGGAAGTCGGTACAACGTAGCAGTCCTGCTGGTATGCTTCATACTTGCCTGCCGTGGCTTCTGTCCAAAGGTGGACCTCAACTGCTTTTGTTTTGAGGTTATCGTCTTTGAGACGTCCGTCTACAATCTTCTGCAATGCTGCAAACAGATCAGAAGTAGTGTCTGCATAAAACGGATCAGCGTCGGAAGAAACTTCGTAGCCGTTATGCTTGAATGTGGATTCTCCAAGAATGTTTTTAGATGTTTCAGTATCCGGATTGAGTTCAACGTTATACTCTTCCAGATCTTTTCCAAGACGCTCATATTTCGGTGTCAGCCCTCCACAGAGGGAACCTGCATCAATGTAATGAGCCATATATTTACGGTCAATTTTTCCTGTAACTGGCATAGAAATGTCCTTTCTGCCTATCATTTTTAAAGGCTGTGTAGGTTAGCGACTATTCTCTAATTAATAGCCGGTTGTTACGTTATATTACTTCATAAGTGTTTTCGTAGCGCACTGACAATGGCAATAACCAGTCCTGTACACCACTCTCCTGCGGTTCTAAACCATATGAGTTGTCACGTGTAATGCGTTTTATCACTCGCCCTTGCGAAAGCTCTGGAAACGCATTTAAACGTGTCTCAGTGCCATTTATGACAACTGGTTCTCTGCATATCCATTTACCGAGATTATCCAAAAATTTCTGAACAGATAATTTCTGCCTCTCCTTGTCGGATGCTGTTCGGTATACCACATAAAATGGGTACTGGCATACCTGATGCATTACTCCGCATACATCTTCCTTTTCTGAATAGATCAAAGCTCCGTTGTCTGCTGAGAACGCAATGCCTGATTCTTTACCGAGTTCCTCAAATTTGATTGTTTCATTTTCATATAGTCCCGGATACTGGTTCAGAAGTGCTTTCATGGCATCTGTTAGAATCTCATATCCAGTTGCATCCTTGCCAATTGGCTTATCTGCCATGTCTGCCACCTCCTGCCTGTGCTTTTACTTTACGAATCCATGTATCACCGTATTGTCGTTTAGCGGCATCGAACCACTTTGCCTGTGCCTGTGGGTGAGCCTGTTTGGTGTATTCAAGATTTTCCTTAGCTGCTGTCCGTCCAGAGAACTGACTAACAAGTACTTTTTTTGCTCCACGTCTCGCATAAGGGCTTCCGGTTGATTCGTCAACCATGGTTTTACCCTCATACAGAAAGCGTCCGTATGGAGCCGCCGCCGCACATACTTTTCCACTGCCTTGTAAAGATGTACTTTTAACTCTTGTTCGGTTGATAAAATCTCCAGTAATCATCGGCATAAACGGAACCATACTGTCCATGACCATTCCATCAAGGAGATACTGAGCTTCTTGATACTGTCTGGAGAACCTGTCCATATTCAGTTTGATTTTCATATCTCCGTCAACTACGGAGAATCCTTTGAAATGATGAATTTTGCTCATATTACTTACCAAGAATCTCGAAGTGAGGAATCACTGTATACGGACCACCAACACTGGTAATCTTAAACACGTTATCCTTGCTCTCGTTCATGTATTGATAGAATCCATTTCTGTAATCACCATCAGTTACTGTTCCGCCAGTCCACTCACCCTCCCAGAAAAACGATTCATCTGAGAATGTAATCGTATCCTCCAGAGCGTTGTTAATCTGCTGCTTCCACTCTTTAGGCGGCAACCATGGAAGAATCTTTCCGTCTTTATCAGTAATGGTTATATCACCGTTCTGGACGGTATATCGAATGTGTAACTGTGCGTTGTCAGTTGCGTCTGGCCCGTACTTCTTAAGGATTGCTCCTTTATCGGTAATGAGGTCAACGCCAGATAGCACGTGAGGATACCAGTACGCATCTCCAGTCGTGGCTGATTCGTAATAATCAAAAATCGTCACCGTTTTTTCGTACATGATACCCTCTCCTTAATCATTTATTTTTCAGCTTATCCACGTCAATCTTGGACGTTCGTTTCCACAATTCCGTAATTTTCTCCCATCCAAACATGGAAATAAACGCCACAATAAACCCAGCCATGATAGCTGCTAAAATCATATACCACAAGATTGTCATATGGATATACTGCATATATGCTACAAAAGCAGCTACAGTAATTCCTACAGACAGTACAAGCACTAAGGCATCTGTCGGAATTTTCGACAGGAACCCAACATTTTTAATCACCTGTGTAATCACAGACACGCAAAACGCCAAAACACTGATTACTGCCAGAATCAGAGTTACATTTGTAAATAATGCTTCCATTATTTATCACCTCCCAAATCAATTTTTCCAGACATTAAATCTGGTAAAAGTGCATCTCTCAATTCTACTAAGTACCTGTTTTCTTCATTGTTCAGATACATTATGTGCTGTTTCCACATCTGCAAAATTGAAAGTAATATAGTTGATATGCTGTTCTTGCTTCCGTTTTCAAATTTCAGTTCTCCTGCTTTCTTTGTCATGGAAATAAAATTTTCTTTTTCGATTTTCTTTCCAGTAAAAACAAGCATTTGATTCATGGAATCCGCTGTTTCTTCCGACTGTTTGAACATCTGGAATATGTCATATAATCCGATTGATTTTGCAAGTGTTTCATTCATTGTCAGCTTGAGACCATTTTTCTCATTGATAACTCTGTTTAAGTCGTCAATGATTTCTCCATAATCTCTGTGAGTGAAATCATTTTCTTGAAATTCAATGTATCTTGATGGAACAAGACAGTAATCATTTTCAGAAATTGTTTGAACAGATACGCTTTTTGAAAATTCCGGAATGCTTTTCTGGTTGATGATAGAATCAATAGCGCTTTCCATCTGTTCATCAGAAAACACATTAACAGCTTTTTTATACGTTCTATTTTCGTGACTTGCCCCGCCAAACTGTCCATTTTGTTCTCTTTGCTCTACATCGCAAGTTTTACGCATATCTAAAAATGCAATATGTGTTGTCTCTTTTTTCTTGTTCAGTGTCAAAATGCAAGTTGCAATTGAAGTAGCTTCAAACATTTTATCTGGACACAAAATAACTGATTCTATCAGATTCTTCTCAATAAGATACTTTCTTATTTCTATTTCATTTTTTAGTTCTGAAGTTAATATCCCACACGGAAGAATCATTGAAACTTTTTCCTTACAGTTATCTAATGCGGTCAAAATAAAAGCAGAATTTGCATTGCTTTCTGGCGGCAACTCACAGTCATTAAAGCGAGGTTGCAACTGCGCAAACGGCGGTATCTTCCACTTCATATTATATGGTGGATTTGAAATACAACTATCTGTCTTTTCTGGCTTAAAATTTTCTATCTTTTTTACAGAAGAATATTTATCACCTTTCTTTACAAGATAAGTTGCAAAGACTTCATCCTGCAATGCATCACCATTTACAACAACTGCATCAATATTTCTTGCTGCCAAATTGAAAAGCAGAATCGGAATAACCGTTTTATCGTACTCATAGCATACGAATTTCAATTCATTATTCAAATTCCATTTTTGAATAGTCAATGCACCACTTCCGGCACATAAATCATATACAGTGTGTTCATTTTCTGTCCGTACCAGTTTTCCGACAAATTTTGCCAGTGAAACAGGCGTGTAATCCTGCATCTTTACTTTTCTATCGGCAAGGTAATACTGGAAGATCTTCTGTAGCCAATCAATAGACAAGTCCTCTACCAGATTACAGAATTTGTCGAAATATTCCGTTTTTCCATTCAGTACAATTTCCATCAAAGAATCTGGAATCTGTTCTGGGCTTTCAATCTTCAACAGTTCTATTACTTTACTGTTGAGTTCTTTTAATTCCATAATTACACTCCTGCATACAATATTGGTATCCCATCATCCGTCCTCACTCCCATCAGAAGCGGTAAAGCCGTCTTGTAAAGTAAGTCGTTCGTTTTCTGTACATCTCCAGTGGCGGCATACACCGCACTCCATTCCTTTGCACTTGCTCCGATCTGTTGAGGAGTTGCATAGGAAATGGATTCACTGCCAGATGATACAGATGTTACAACGCCTGTCGTGCTACCACCGGACCCGGCTGTGGTTGATGCTCCACTAGCGGCGGCATTGGTAGCATTCTTCTCAGCAAGCTCAATCTGGTACATTAAGGCAGCCAATGAACAGACTGCCTTTTTGATGCGTTTCTGTGAGCGTTCATTTGTCGGCAGTCCATCCACCAGTCTGTCAAATGTCATTGTGTCCACGAAATCACTGGCTCTTTCTGCCAGTCGTGGAAAGTCGGTTTCTGGCACGACATTGCCGAATGATTCTGTATAGAATTTATAATCTGCATAAGCCATGTCAGTTACCTCCTACTTGATCATCATTTTGCTGTTACAGTCGCGTGTCCGGCGCTCAGTGCCTTATATGTGCTGTCGCATTCAACCACTGTGATTACCTGCCCTGTTGCTGCGGTAATGTCAGCTTCTCCATCCCACGCAGTCCAGTTCTTCACATTCTGGCCATAATCTACAGTAGTCTCAGAAGATGCAACTTTGTACTTATATGCATTTCCTGCGCTTGCTTTTGTCGGAGTAACAGTCACTTTAGTATCTCCGCTCTTACTTCCTGCCGCAGAATTTACAGTCAGAGTTCCAAGTGTCTGAGTTGCATTGATAGTTCCGACAGCAATAGCGTCAATATACTCTGCAAAGAGGGTAAGCCCCATGATCGCAAATGCTTCAGACACTGCTGTGTGGTAGTTGCCCTGCGTATGAAATCCGATCAGATTTGTTTCACCGGATACAGTGTATACAAGACCTGCTCTCGCAAAGTCAGATTCATTCGGGTCAACATAGTAAAGAACGATGTTCTCCACAGGTGTAGCAATAACTGTTCCTCTTGGGATCTCACTGTCGGATAACAGGAAGATTGTGTTGAATCCCAGGAAATCTTTCATATACTGGAAACCGAACTGGTTCTGAATAGTGATATCAGCTGCGCCGATATATTCGTACACATCCAGAATGTTGACAAATCCAACAACGCCAGTCACATTTCTGTGCATCTGTTTGAATTTGTTCTCAACTCGGCCTTTAGCCATTGCCAGAGCCATCTGGAAAGTGGTTTCCGTGAATGAGAGAGTACCTGTTTTCAGATAGTTGTAAAATCTTTCAGTAACATTGGTCTGAAGCTGGAAGAGGAATTCATCATCAGTCATCTGAACAGCGTTCTCATAACCGTGATCCTTGATTGCTTCAATAGATACAGCCTTTGCGTATTTCTCAATGGTCATTTCTGCATAGGGCTTTTCTTTTACAACGAATTTGCTGTAAGGGATTTCCTCGCCCTCACCAACATTTCCGTTCTGTAATGTACCCTCTGCATATTTTGATTTAAGAACCGCTCCGGGTGTCTTTTTGATTGGACGCATGATACCAAGGATTTCACGTAAGTGTTCCCAGTTTCTTTCGAATCTGGTAACAAAGTCAATCTCACGTGCCGTTACCTGGATATCATTTGTCATAATAAGATTAGATTTTGCTGCCATAAAAAAAGTCCTTTCTACCCATAATTGTTAAGGTATTGGGTTAGCAACTATACTCTGGTGTATAGTCGGTGTAAAAAAAATCACTGGAATAACTGGATATTCTGGGCGATTGCGGCCTGTCTCTCGGACGGGTCTTTGATTGCTTCGATATCTTTCTTTGTCATGTTTCCCGGTGTCTGCTGCTGTCCAACATGAGTAGTAAACCTTGCCTGGTTCTGCTGAGCCTGCTGCTGAGATTCATCCACAAAAGCGGATGCGTCAGACTGCTTCATCTGCTCAATCAAATCATTCAGTCCAAGGATTTTACCGCCTTTCAGCTTCAATCCTGCTTCCTTGATGTCTGCCATAACAGACTTCTTTGCAGCCTCACTGGAAAATTTAACATCATCAAGTGCTGTTTTAAGTGCGTCTGAGAAATCGCGGTCATAGATTTTCGCATTGAATTCCTTCTCTGCGTCCTCAGCCTTCTTCTTCCATCCAGCAAGCTCTGTCTGAATGTTCGCCGGGTCGATACCGTCAAAACCTTTTAAGGTTTCTTCTGCTGTCTCAGCACGTTCTTTCCAGTTATCACGTTCTCCCTCGACTTTCGACAGGGTTTTTGCAACTTCCTTAGCATTCTTATAATGCTCAGAGAGTGCCTTTTTAACATCTGCCTGCTTATCCTCCGGGATTTCAATTCCAAATGATTTTAATGTGTCAATAAGTTTCTGCATATCATCCTCCTGGCCGTATTTATTGACCTGCCGCCGCAGGTAAATGGATTAAGCCAGTTAGACCACTGGCAAGGTAATTGGAAAGGCAGGACTCGAACCTGCGGTGTCAAGGACTATGCGTCCTCCGCTCTTCCAACTGAGCTACATTCCATTAACCCGGATTCCCGGGTTAGCAAGGTATTTATCGTGTTATGCCTGCCACTATCCGACTTTCACGGAAATGTTGATTCATTTATAAGGAGGTGTTACCAGTCAGTCAAGCCGACTAATGAATATGCCGGAAATTGCATCCGCTTTTCAACCTCCAGATTCCGCTCAAATCTGTTTCTATTAAGGACATATTCACGAAAGAAAGGAGGACATGAAACGAAAAAAGAAAGCAAAAACTTCTAATCAGCAAGCCCTACAAGGTTCACCATGCCTTGCAAGATTATAGTATCACATTCTGTAAAAAAAGTTGTCCCCACATTTTGCAAAATCAAAGCATATTTCTTAATTTGTCAACGTATCTCTTAACAAGATCACGTTCTTCCCGGCACTCCGCATCCTTTGACATATCGCTCATTTCTGTTGTGAGTTCGTCAAGATGTTCTTCCAGAGCAGCAAGCATCTTCCTCTTGCAGTCCTCAGATTTGTCGGAACGATAGCTCTGTTTCTGCGTCATGTAGTCATCGTAAGCGTCTCGTCCATCAGAACGACTGTAATGCCCTCTGACGTAATGCTCGCCCCGTCTGGCATAAGAATTGCCCCTGTCGTAATCCGGCATCATTCTGCCATCATTTGCGCTGTATCTCCCCATGCTGTCACGTTTTCTTCCGCGCTCGCTGTAATCGTCATTGTATCCGCTACGCATCTCATCAAGGACAGCGTTGTAATACTCCGCCTTTTTGTCCCAGTACTGCGTATTTTTTATATCTTTGTACATATCAATCAACTTGTATGTCATTTCCAGGTTTCCAGTGGTCAGCCCACTATCAGCAATTTTGGAAAGTTCATCTTCGATTCTTGCGCATAAGTCTTTAATATCTCTCATAACTGCACCTCCTACGCTTCTCTAGTCACGACAATATTTGCGTTCGCAACAGAAATAGCCTGATCGCTTGTGTTCTCTACTGCAATATTAACGCAACATCCACGAGGTACATCAATATAGATGCCAGAGGACACATTGTTATACTGGTCTACTGCTGCCGGTGTGGAAATCATTTGAGAAGAAAGAACCGGCTCACCAGAGATTGCAATAGCCAGAGAAATAGCTCCTACAGTACCGCCTGTTGGAATTGCGATATTGCCAGAAAAATCCACAAAGAATCTCGCTTTGCACTGATTAGTCAGTCCTCTTAGAGTTATAATTCCACTTCCCTCTCTGTGCTGAATGCAGTTAGAGCCTTTAACTGCTGCGTTTGAAAATACTACATTTCCTTTTGCTGCTACGGTCTGAGCAGCTACATTTGTAAATTCTGCCATAAAAATACTCCTTTCATATCACAAAAGGACAGGTCTCAGCCTGCCCCTCTGTGTAATACGGCATAAGCCGACATCCGAAATCAATCGAAAGATACTCTCAATATGAAGTTGTCAACAATTGCATCCGGTGTTGCATCCACATCCGTAATATGTGTTCGGGTTAGGAACCTGGTATGCCGGAATCGGTGCCGGATTAATTGCATTAATGAGCTGCTGTGTCTGAGAGGCCATTGCAGTTGTGAGAAGTGCGCTCTGGCGATCCTGAGAAGCGGCACGTCTGAGGTCATTGTTTTCAGCCTGAAGAGAAGAAATCTTTTCATTGCAAAGATAATCAAGAATAGCTCTTGTTCCAGCATTCTGACTGTCAATAATGTCTCTTGTGTTGTTGTTCATGGTGTTCTGGATTGCGCAAGCGTTGGTAGCCATATCATATCTGATCTGTGCCTGTCCCGCCCTGTTGTCGCAGCAACACTGAGCTAACTGCGCCTGTAAAGCATTTGTATTCTGCATATTAGCTACAGTATCGGCATTAATAGCCTGCTGGATGCCGAAGCCAGTCTGCATGATGTTTGTATTGATTCCGTTAAAACCGGTAAGCATACCATTATTCATGGCGTAGAAGCCATCACAGAGGCCACTGTTGATTCCGTCAAGTTTGCTGATTACTGCGGAATTATCAAATCCTCTCTGAATATCCGCCTGAGTAGCTGCTGTGGCTACATATCCGCCGCCATTTCCATTGTTGCCCCATCCGTTGTTTCCCCATCCGCAAAATGCGAACAAGAAAAGCACGATAAGCCACCATGCGCCATCTCCGCCAAACATTCCATCATTTCTGTTGTTCCCGGTCAAAAGAGCAACGTCCGATGCTGTTAAATTTCCATCCATAGTTATAATCTCCTTTTTTGTATTTACATCAATCTGGCCAGATTGCAATGTACTATTTCATGTTATTCAGCAGACTCTGGAATTGCCCTGCCATCTGCTGAACCTGATTAAGTTGCTGCTGTGAAATCCTTCCTGACTGCAACATTTTCTGGACTTCTTCTTTTGGGTTTCCTTTGTAATTCTGTTTAAACTGCATGAATTGCTGTATCATCTGCATTGGTCCGTTTCCCTGTGGCATCCCACCACCGAGGGCGTTAAATAATGGATTACTCATCTGCGTTTCCTCCCTTGGTCGCTGATTCCTGTACGGTATTAGCCCTAACAGGTTCAGAAAATGAATTTAATCGGTTTATGATAGCTTCGTATTTGCCCTTTAAATCGTCGTATTCCTGTCGAGTAACATATTTACTGTCCATGCTCTGAACAGTCTGTTTAGGCGGCATCTGAGAGCCTACCTCGTGATATTCAAATGTTCGTAACGGCTGTGGCATACCAGAAACATCTGTGGATTTTATGTAGAACTTTTCGCTTTCACTGTCCATCAGCAAAACACTTGTCCCGGGTGCTACCAGATAAGATTTTGCACCTACTTCGCCAGATACCCACAGGATGCCATTGTTATTCTGCTGTGGTTGCTGTACTGGCTGAGCTGGAATCTGGACAGGTTGTTGCTGAAACTGATTCATTTGTCCCGGAACACCAAAACTATATTGATAAGGATTGTTATATAATGCCATCTTATACACCGCCTTTCTGATTATATTTTTGCATAGATGTATCAATCTAAAAAGTTCAAAAAAGTGTCGAAAAAGTATTGACATATCACCCAATGAGTGATATTATAATATCAGAAAGAGGAAATGAAAGTATTTAGGAGGTAAGCGCTATGAAGTATAACAAGTCAGAAATCATGAAAAACGCATGGAGAATCGTAAGACAGTGTAAATGCACTATTTCTGTAGCACTTAAACGAGCATGGGAAAAAGCTAAAGAAGATCTCAAGCTCGCAAAGCTTGGCAAATATTTCAATGCTTTCCTTGATGGATGCGAAGTCCTTTTTTAACCTTGGAGACGGAATTGTTTCCGGCGATACATTCCATTGCAGAAAAACATTGAAAGATTTTGGTCTTAAATGGAATCCATATGAAAAATACTGGTTTGGAAAGCCGGAAGATGTTGAGAGTATTGTAAGATATCGTGTTTTATAAAAAGGAGGAGCGATATGGAAGTAAAAGAATTAAGAATGCTTTCCGGATTAAGTCAGCAAGCTTTTTCCGATAAGTACAAAATTCCCAAAAGAAGCATAGAGAACTGGGAGAGCGGCAAGCGAACTCCACCGGAATATGTTATTAGTTTGCTTGAGAGAGCTGTAAAAGAAGATATTAAAAAATAGAAGAATAATAAAAGGAGGGGAAAAAGAATGTATGATGAATATACAAGTGGAATTCTTTCGGAATATGCATATTGCATCCAACTGGGGCATGATATACATATCGGAGATACCTATCCAATTGAAAAACTTTGGAATGGAAAAGGAAATGTTTCTGAAATTTTGAGAAGCGGAAAAATCTCAGTACAGGACGAAGATGGAGAAGAATATGTATTATTTTTTGAAATAATAAAGAACAAATCTCAAATATTAAAAACAACCGTAAGAATAATTGACGCTGACTAATGGTGGGAGGAAGGAAAATATCATGAAAATTAATGGAATCGGAGTTATCAATAAGAAAGAGGCAATGTCTATTTTAACAAAAGAAGGACGGGAAGCCGTTAATGCTGGAGAAATCAGCATGGAAGAACTTGGAGCAATATACAAGCTCGAGCAGATTAAAAAGGTCTGCAAGATTGGAAGCTGTGTCGAAACTTTTGCAGTCAACTACAACCGCATCCCGGACAACTTAAAAGAAAAGCTAAGTCCTCAGGAACTGGCGGAGCTGGTAGAAGCTTTTTATAAGTGCTATGGGGAAGGAAAAAACAGTAGATAAAAATAAAAAGAAAGTCACACTCAAATAATAAAATGTGGCTTTCTTTTTTTTGGTATCTTTAAAAAAAATCCTAATGTTTCAATCCTTGCCATAGTGGATTTGCTACTACGGACCACTCCAGGGAGCAGCCACCCCGAGAGACTAAATAAAAAGTATTTTTTTTAAAAAGAACCCTAATGTTTCAATCCTTGTTTTGGCGGTATTGCTGCCAAAAACCACAACAGAAGCATCCATCTGTAGCGACTAATGTTATAATATCACAGACTTTTGTTTTTTTCAATATAAAAAAAATAAAGCCCAGGGAATTTAATCTCGGGGCTTTTATCGTATCAGCATACTTTGATTATTTTATTGTTTACCCTGCGGCTTAATCGTTTCGCCGTGGATATACTCACATTCATTTGTTCAGCGCAGTATTCAAGCGTGTATTCTTTACATCTCAACCGAAACAATCTTTCTTCGTCCGGCGTGAAATTACACTCTACTAAGAATCTGTCTATATCTTTCTTTGTGAACACATATAATTTCATGAGCATACCTCTTATTAATGCAATTAACGCTGATTCTGTGCAAGATAATTTGTAAGCTTCTGTTTTGTTTTTTTTAATTCTTCTACATTATTCCCACTAATCTGACTGTCCAGCATGGTCGACAACACTTCCAGAATTAATGAATCACGTTCTGCAATCCTCTGAAGACTCTCGTAATCTCGCTTATCATGTTCTTCCAGTGTCTCAACTCGCTTGTTGAGTCGGAATGCCGGAGCAATCCATTTGAAAATAACAGCTGCTGCCCCTCCAACAATTGATACCCCTCCACAAATTGAAAGAAAAAATTGGATAAATTCCTGTATGCTCATTTTTATAAGCTCCTTTCCCAGTAATATACCGGGACCTCATTACCGCTATCCCATGTATCATAATATTTGCCGTCTTGTACCGTCACCACATGGCCATCTATGCAAAGAATGTATGTACCAGTAGGATGATCTGCGCAGAAATCATTGACTGTATAAATATACCTCTCTGACTGTTCCACAAGCTTTCTGTGATATCCATGCCTTGCCAAATATGATCCCCATACATAGTTGGCACTTGGCATATCTGATAGTGAGCAAGCATATACCATTAATCCTGTAAATACCGTTTCCCAATCCAGTTCTAATGCCTTGCATATCGCCCGGACGGCACAGTCCCCAACTCGATTCCCAGCTGGATTTGGATTATAATATTCCCATCTATCCATCAGTCAATCCCCTTTGCTGTTTTGTATCTCTTTGCCGCTCCTCTGGCTTTTGCGGCGTTCTGACGATTCCACTTAGCAATCATGAGCCGGTCTTTCAGTTCCCTCAGATCGTTCTGCTTACAGTAAGCCTTGTATGCAGCATTTTGTTTCTGCAAAAGATAAGACTTCCGGTCAAGGTCTTGTTGGAGCGCGAACCTTGCCTTTTCGTTCGGCGCGTTGTCGACTCCTGCTTGTAGTCCAAGAACCTCTCTCTTCGTCTTACGGATTCTTCGCTCATAAGTACGTTGCCGCTGTTCCTTTTCGTACTGCTTTCCATTGTCGGCTTTATCCCGTGCCGATAGTTCTACATAAGGATTAAATTCCCCGTCACTTGCTCCAAAGCTATGCCGACAGTTAACTCCTGACAGTCCGCTTGCTGTTCCGTATCCAGTCAATGAGAACGGCGGAAATTTCTTGCTCTTGCCAGAACGAGAGTATATCTTTCCTTGCCACCATGCGTGATTTCCCGGATTCTCGCCGCCGTCACCTGTTCTGGCTCCTATGTGCGCACTGACCAAAACTAAATCCCAGTTCATTTCTTCCATGCGTTTGAGGGATATATCTCCAGTAGCCTGAGCCACGCCAGTTCTGACAGAACGTGCGACTGCGGTTTCGATCGTGTCTTTCTTGCCAGATGGATATGTGACCGTAACACCATCACTCACAACGTTATTAACCGCCTCTTTGATGACTTGCGTATACCCAACCGCCCCAGTCATTACATGGTTATACGCAAGGTCGCACTGCTCAATATAGAGCCTTTGAGCGGCACTTGCAGTCGTTCTTGTGAAGTTCTTCCACTCTCCCATAGTCGCAAGCATATTTCGCTCCATGAGTCTTATCATAGCTGGTGACTGTTCGATCGGTACAGGGCTTAATCCTGCCGCCTTGTATATCTTATCATCATAATCGAGAGCAGTGATTCCGGCATCTTCAAACGTCTCTCTTAGCTCTTCCTGCTGCCGCTTAGTATATTTAGACAGCTCTGACAGAATATCTTCTAACAGCTCACCGGATTCTTGCAATGTCCGAATTCTCCAAGCATCGGCATTGGTTAGTATATACTTCTCGCCTCTGCCGATCCGCGTCATCATTCTGGATACAATTTCTCCGACAATGTACTGATGTAGTTCCTCTGCAATCTGTTCACTGCCTTCTGCTATCTGGCGTAAATACTCTGGGCTTAACATAATTACTCATCTCCAAACAGTTTTGGTTCGTCTGGCTGGGCTTCTTTAACCATTGCTTTAGCTTCTTCCTCAGTCATTCCTTCAAACTTTACGAAATACATCCATGCCGGAACCTTGCCAGTAGTCACATACTGCCACCATCTTGCACGATCGTTTTCACGTACATACAGAATATCGCCAAAGTCGTAATTGACTTCATAAGCCCCAACCGGTGCAAGCCCGTACAGGTCAGCGTAAACGTTCAATGCATAAATAACTTCATCTAGGCAAGACTCTAACTTATCCCTTACATCCTTGATAAACTGCACTGTCCTCTGCTGTTCCGCTTCTACTCCTGTAGCTGTCTGAATGCCGCTAGATTCGTTAAAAACAAAGTACCCGTTAGAGAATCCAATCTTATATCCCAACTGGCTTAAAATGGCGTTTATGCCGCTTATACGAGTATCTGTGTTGAGAATTGGATTGATTTCCTGATAAAACTCTTTCTCGTCCTGTCCGAATACATTCTTGACAAAGTGCGGTAAGTTCATCTCATTACGTCTGTTCTCCATGCCCTGTGGCGACATAGCTGCTACAGGTGCACCGCTTGGCATCAGCAGCCTATCATCTGCCAGAACAATCTTCTGCGAATCGAAAATCTCTCCGGCGTTACGGCTGTATCCAATATCGAGGTCTTTTAACTCCTCAATGGCTTCGGCAAATATCGGAAGCCCCAATGGTGCGTTAATATCCACGTTATTCGCCTGTGGCGTCCGCAGTACTCCGTACAGAGGCCCGTCCAACTTCTCCCCGTTTGCCTTGAGGATTGGCGGCGTGTCTGCCATTAGGTCAGCCCATTTGGTCTGTTTAAGGTCAATCTTGTCTCCGATTGACTGAGAGGATTTTGATACATAGGCTCTATTAGAAACGTAGTACGGATAGGTTGTCACTCCGTCCACTGTTGTCTCAACAAACCTGTGATATTCGAGCCTTGTGTAGTATTTTCTACCAACAGTATAAGAGTCCTTAAATATAATCCCTTTGATTTCCTGATTGTCATAATCCACGATCATCACATCTGCCGGTGTAAATACATCAAGGCTCTCGCCATTTGGCTTAATGAATACCGTTCCATAAGCACAGCCATATTCTACCCAGTGCCGGATCTGGAAGTATACTTTGTCAATCTGCTCCTGTAACCATGCCGCCCTTGCAGAACCATCTATCTGAATGCCGATCGCCAATGTTGCGAGCCGTGCTGTTTCTGAGCAGACGGATTTTGCAAAATTAATTGTCTTGATATTATTCTTGTCATCTAGCCATTCCGGAACTCCCCTGTAAATATTCGCGCACCGGTTGATCAGTGATTCCATTTCTGGAAATTCTGCCGCCTGGATGTTGAAATCCTCTTCAGCTTGTTTTTTGAATATCATGTTAAACCACCTTTTTAGTGTTGTTATAAGTCCCATTTAGTCACCATTTTTCTTTTAGCTGATTTATTGGTGTTCCGGCAACTCCGGCACTCTCTCCGCTATCTGTTGCTTTGAAAAATGCATTCGGAATCTGTGGATACATAAATTCAAACATGAGATAATTTGCTGCATCGCAAAGATATTCTGTGTTTCCAGTTTCTTTATATTTTTTAATGCACATATCATGTGATTCAAGTGCATCTACTAATTTCATTCCAAAGTTGTCTGCTGCTGTGCCATATTTATAAAAGCTGACTTCTACTCGATTCTGTCGTAATTTGTCAAATCTGTCCGAATACTCTTTCGGTAGTTCTATTCCTATTTTACTCATTATGCACTATGCCCTCTTCTCATGGACAATGGACTGGTTGCGTATCTGAGAGAATCTATCCAGTGATCGTTGCCATCTGGATAATCTGCAATCACTTCTCCATTGCTATCTACTTCATGCTCATAATTGATAATTTCCTTGTATGCTCTAGGCGTTCGTGCCGGATCAATGACTAATGTTCGGCACTGTAACCACTCAAAAGTATATTTGCGGCTTCCCGGTGTAACAATGGCCCTACGTGCTGGAAGCCCTGCATCTCGGAAGTCAATAATGCTTTCTTCTTCATCAACTCCGCAAGATATTGAATAATCATCATATCCTTTTTTCTTTATCTGGTTAGCCATTTCCTTGTTTCTTATCTTGGAGCCTCCAAGTTCGTCTAATAAAAAAACTTTTTCCTGATTAGGAACATAAGCTACACGGAGAAATGCTTTAGGATCTGGATACCACCCCCAGTCCTGTCCCTGGTAGATACTTTGAAAGCTCTGAATCTCTTCATCTGTAATTTTTCGAATTTCTAACAGTTCGAAAATATTTGTTCCAAGTCCAACAGGAAGACCGAGATATTCATGGTCGTAAGCTCTCTGATTTGTTTTCTTCAGATGCTCTGCATCATCAATAAATTGCTGACCAAGCCATTCAACAGGAACTGATCTATAATCGCTCTTGTGTCTGTAGCTGTCAACTCTCGGCTCTTCTACGTACACGTTTGCCCAGTTACTTCGGCTGATCGGTGGATTAAATGTCTTAAATACTTCAAATTTGCTTCCACCACGAAGTACAGACTGTTGAACTGTACGGATTTCTTCAATTCCGGCAAACTCATCAAGCTCCTCAAACCAAAGGTACTTGAAATATCCTTTTTTTACTTTTATGGACTTTGTTTTCTTAGCTTTATCCAGTCCTCTGAATATGATCTTTTGTCCTGTTGGCTTATACACATATTGCATAGGACTTAAACTGTCAGCCCATAAATCACTTGCTCCAAGCGCATCAATTCCCCATGCGATCTGTTCATACACAGATTCTCTGAGCGTATTACCGACTTTCCGAAAGATTACAGCATTTGACATTAAGCCATTCTCTGCATCCTGCATCATCTGAAACGGAATCATGCCGCCTACAAAAGATGATTTTGTGGATCCACGTCCACCGTACAGATCATAGTAAGTGTGTTTACCATCTAAAATATCCCAAAACACATTGTAAAATGCTGGTGCCACAATCTCATTCAGTTTGATAGCGTTACTTTCCATCCTGTTTCTCCGGTCTTGGAATATTGTTCACAATCGTAATCTTTCCGTCTCCGAAATCATCATTTTTCTTGTCAGCGTCCCAACCCTTGAAGTTGTTTCTAAGACTAAACTGAGCACCATTGGAACCATCACGATCAAACAGTCGTTCTTCTGCATACTGTTCTACTCTGGCTTTCGCGCGCGTAATCGTGTCAACAAACTCTGGTTTTGCTTGATAGTTTAAAAGAGCCTGTCTGCTTGTAAATCCAAGGGCCAGAGCAAGTCCTGTAACGGTCGGAGGGTGAACGTCTACAAAAATGGGAGACCCGAATTTATTAAACATTTGTTTGCCTTTGCTATCAGTTAAAGGATATCCTTTACAATACTCAAAATATTTTTCGATTTTTTTTTCAATTTCATCCACCGTTTTATACATGGGTGGTTTTCCCATTGGCATTCCCACGTTCTCACCTCCAAACAAAAAAACTGCCACATATGGCATATAGTCATAGATATATACTATATTACCATACATGGCAGAAAAATTTGTCCCCACATTTTAATATTAATTGTAGTATTATATTTCTCTTAGTTTTCTTAGAGTATCATAAAACATAGCCATTGCCTTGCGCTTGTATGCGTAGAAATCGTCTCGCTTTGCCGGTATGTATTTCGTTTTCATGATACGGTCATAGGATTTGTTTGTTACAATAGATTCGTACACCAAAAGTTCAATCCCCGGCGGACAAGAACTTATGCAGCAGTGTAAAATATCGTGTCTCTGCTCTGGTGTAGCTTTCTGGCATATATCCTTTAAACGGTTAATATCTTCTGGATATACGCCAAAATCAACAAGTGACTTTTGCCTTGTACGCATATCATCACTCCTTTTTATTTCTATTTACGCTTGCCACCAAAATGTGCTACCAAAAAAACAGTGCCGAATGCTCCGAATATTATTCCGAATGTAAATGCTATTAAACTATCAATCATAGATACGTCATTCCTTTAAACCACATAAGTATGTTGTTTTGGTGCTGCTTTTCCACGTTCTTTCCCCTTATTAAATGGCTTTACAAATACTTTCTTACCGCTTTTGTACGTTCTGTAATGTCCTCTTACGCTCCAACATGGGCAGCTGATTTGACTATGTTTTACGGATTTTTGATATAGATTATTCTCTACAACATATTCAATCAAATCATCAAGAAGAAAAATTTTATTATCTTTTTTTGACAAATGATTTTTCCCCCTGCTATTGACTTTTCTGCTTCTATCTACTTTTCTTATAGCTTTTTCCCTTGATCCAATCTTTTCCATTATGGTTATCAATGCTCGTATTATGAGTGTACAATAGTCGTGGTCAATTTTTTCGTATCTCCGATATACTTCATCCTCGACATCCGTAACTTGTCCCACCATTATCTGCATGCCATATTTTTCTGAAAATTGAATATAATACGACACTTCCGGAAATTTATCTTCTTTTTCTGGTATAGGCTCTGGAACTACTACCATTCCTTCATCAAGCAATAACTCTCGACTGTAAAGTTGTATAAGTGCCTCATGTACTTTATCTCCATCAATCAATCTAAGAGTAAAATCAGAAAAAATAAATTTACATTTCAAAATATCACCAAGCTCTTTAAGTGGTTTCAAATCTTTTATTTCACAAACAATAGTAGGAAAGAAATAATCATCCATTCTGCATCTCCTCCAACTTCTTCTCGGCTTCTTCACTAGTGAGGAATACTGTTTTACCGATTTTACTTATGTCCGACAACTTGAATACACACTTGTCGATTGCACATGGCGTCTTATTTGGAATACCTAAGATGTAATATACTTCTGTTCCAACCTTACACGGCAATCTCACAAGCAAGCTCCGTGCTTCTAAATCCTCGTAGTCGGCAAGTTTTTTATTGCTTTAAAATTATCTTCATCCCAATAAGCAGGTATATACTCTCCATTATCCTGTTTTACCATTATAAGTTTATCGTTTTCTCTTTGCGTTAATCTCTCCATCTACTTCACCTCTTCCATCTGACTTTCTACAGTATCTGCAAGTAGCTTCAAGGACTGAATAAATGAGTCCGTCAATGCTGTTCTGTCTGGGTATTTAGCGAACGTTCTGACAAGTTTTACTGCATCCTTGATTTCTTCTTCATCTTCGACGATTTTGGATGCTTCAAGCAATTCCTTTTCAAAGCTGTAAGTAGCGATCTTATTATCGTAAAAAATCAATATGTTTGGAAATGGAATTTCGATATGGTTTAAATGGTTTTCTCTCGCCCATTTGAATCCCTGAAACCTTGCTATTTTCAGAACACTCAAATATTCTTCCCGCGTTCTTACAAATACGTTTTTTCCTGTTAAATCAATCATCATAATTTCCTCCTGTAATCTCATCAATACACTGATTCCAGCCCTCCGCAAAGCCAGCATCAGACGTATTGGCTGGATAATCTCCATTATCTTTTTTCGGCAAGTCCATAAGCGGGCACCAATCTGGCTTTGAGCTTAAGTCTTCGATATATCTACAATTTATTTTACAAAAAGAATGGAATATTCCACCGTGTAAAACACATGATTCGCAATCTTCTGGTGTATCCAACACTAATACTGACTTACTCATCTTCTCTTACCTCTTTTCTGCAAGAATGCTCCATATCGTGAAGGACTAATAATAGTATCTTTTTCTCTGGTAGCCTGACAATATCCAAGCCTTCCATTCTTTTTTGTTTTCCTCCTTTGTGAACATGGTTGAAATGTCTTTTCCTTTACTCATTCAACTCCACCACCTTTCACGATTTCGATTGCCCTGCTCAGTCCAGCATTGTATCCTTGATGCACATCAGATAAAATACATTCTGATTCAATGAATTTATCTCTTTCCAATTCGCTAATAGCCTTATCCGCATCAAAAGCTGTCGGCTGTTTATTAATGCAATCAATAAACTCTTTCTGGTCAGAACTAATACTTGTGCCAATTTCCCCAATTTTGATGTATTTAATTAATTCGTCTGCGTCGATTAACCGCATTCCTCAGTCCTCCTTTTATGGTTCTGGAAGTGGCATCCAGGCTTTTATTTCAATCCAATCAATACAACTTTCTAAACCATATTCCACATCCGAATTAACACTACATGTATCACACCAGGTATTTTCCCCATCAGTGACAATAATTTCTTGTCCATCATCTGGTAGTAATCCGTCAAAGTAATATTCAATATCCTCTGAATAACCATTTTCCTTACGTTCTGCATCCGTGATTTTATGATACTTGACGATAATCCAATCTTTTTCTTTCTCGTCCTGTTCAAAATCATTCAGAAGAGTATTCACAATATCCAGCGCACTCCCTGGAAGCCCATGCTTATACTGTGATTTCTTTTCTATCTCAGTTTTGTACTGCTCTAATCTGGTTCGTACTCTGCTCATACCTCCACCTCGCTATCCGCTGGCATCTGAAAGAACGTATTCTTTTTAAAACTTTTTACAAGTTCTTTGAAACCATTGACGTGAATATCGCCTGATTCTACAATTGCTCGATGTCCTGTAAATCCTGTTAAAAAAGCACAATTAATTTTATATTCTTCATAGGCTTCCTGGATCATATCCAGCACTTTTATGGCTTTTGTTTCCGTTTCGTAATGTCCAAGAATTATATAGTCGCTATCTTCAATACCAGATATACCAAAGCAGATAACTTCGCTATCCATTACATAAAAGGTGATATTGTTAGTGCTTACAAGATACTTTTTGTTCTGACTTCTGATTAACATTTTGTGTCCTCCTTATCTTTCTCGCAGAATCCTCTGTGTTCATGCACTAAACACTTAATTACAGCACTACTGTATTTTATGTATGTGAGTTTTTCTCCTGTCAGTTCGCATTTATGTTTTCTTTCGTTCAGATACTTACAGGTTCCGTCACAGTAGCTCATTTTCGCCCTCCTTGTTTTTGTCATGAAATTCTGCTTTTAATTGTCGTCGGAGTTATTCCTGCTAATTCTAATTTTCGTATTGACTTTCTAAACACATAATCAATATTCTCTTTTTCTTTTATTGTTCCATCTTCTTTGAGATGTTTGTTAGGAATCCACACATTTTGATTAGTGTGATTTATTACGAATCTCTTTGCTTTCATATTTTTGTATTTTCTGGAAATTAAATTAAGTGGGATTCCTTTATAATATTGTGTTTTATAGTTCATGATTATTACTATCCTTCTTTCTGATTAATCACATTTCCGTTTTCATCCTCGTACCAAGTTCCTAACTTCAATTTTGCTTTATCAATATTCATTGCTATCCTCACCTTTCCCCATGTAAGCAACTGACACGCTATTGTGCAGTCTTTTCTGCGAATATATCTTTTATTTCCGCTCCAAAAAAATCAGCAAGTTTTTTGCGCGTTAACCACTGATGGAGTTCTCTTTTCTCTTTCCCAATAGCTCACCAAAGACTGTGGCACTCCTATTGCGCTCGCCAATTCTTTTTGAGACATACTGCTTGCTTCCCTCAGAGTACGAATTCTATTCATTTAATTCAGCTCCTTGTCAAACTCCCATTTTTTTAACCAGATTCTTATTCATCTCGTCAAATCTTACATCTGTGTTCTCTTCAATGTCTTGTATCATGCTCAGAATGCTCATTTCACCCCTGTTTGCTATTTCAACGTACTCATTGGCAGTTCTTATCACATCAAGCAATCGTTTCGTAGAAAAGCCATATAAACGTCTCAGAGCCATCATAGTTGTGACGGTGTTAATCGTATTGCTCCAATCTTCACCAACGGTAAAACCATCTTCATAGGCTTTCTTTTCCATTTCCTTAAGCTCTTTCTGGCAGTTCTGGATAGACTGTGCAAACATATGAGCTTGATTATTTGCATATGGAACGAATGATTTCTTTTTCTGCTTGATTTTTAACTTTCCCATCCGACAGCCCTCCTTATGTCTTCTGTTAAAGCATCAAACTGTTTTAACATCTTCCGACATCCGTTTCTAGTCACCTGCATATCTTCAGCAGAGTCATCTATCCAATATTTGCCGTCAATCAGATAGCTGTTGTCCAAGAATGTACGGAATCTGCATTTTGTAAGTCCGAATTTATTCATGATTTCTCTTTGCGTCAAGGACTCTACAAATTCACCGTCTGCTGCAACAATGTCATAAAGTTTCATTTTGTCTCCTTGCTTATCTTTCTTATTCCGTACCCAACTGGAGTATATGCTCTGTCGGTACTAGGGTGGTTTGTTCTGAGCAGGTCATCATCAATCAACTGATTGATATGTTTCCAGACCGTAGCTCTCCCGGCATCTACCTTTTCAGAAATCTCTGTAATTGACGGTGCATATCCAACCAGTTTGATATAACTGACGATATACATATAGATTTCTTTTCTGAGAGCCTGTCCCTGTTCGTATCTATTCTTTGTGCTGTACATTCTTTCTCAACTCCCTTTGTTTAGAATCTAATAGCTTATTAAAAGCAACTAGACAATTCTTAATAAACTGTTTATCATTATTATCAGGGCACATTTCCGCATACTCTCCAATCTCTATTAGACGATCAGTAGCCTGCTTGGAATATTCGTCTGTAAGTTCGGCTGAATAGAAATCTTTTATAGTTTTCCAAAATTCAGTCATAAATTTTTGAATATACGGAATATCCTTTGCTTCTACTTTTATTTTTGTCATCTCCTTTGAGTATTGTATACAATATACTGTATACGCTCTATTTAATTTTATTTTATATATAATATATTTATATTATTTTAATATAAGTAACCTTTGTTAACCGTAAAGTAACCGTACTAATTTGTGTAAACCATTGATTTTACAGGTAGGTAACCGAGTAACCGAGTAACCCTGACTTCCTCATATAGGGAAACTTTTATACTTAATATGTGCATATAAATACTCGTATATATATATACAGAATCAAAGGTTACCTAGGTTACTCGGTTACCTTTTGGACGAATTGTTTGTTAATCAAACACAATATCGTCTGCAATCTCAAAATCATCATTACAATTCACAAATCCTTTTGGAATTTCATCCACAATTTTCAAAAACACACATTTGGTGACAATTCCGTCAAGTTTCTTTGCTTTGGTCGGATAACCCCTGCTGTCGGTTTCCACAAGTCCTTTCTTAACAGCCCATGACAAAAATGCTTTTCTGGAGAATCTTCCGATTTTGCATAGATCATCAAACGCTGCGCTATAAATTATTGCAGTTGACGTTTTTTCTACCGGATCATTGTCAATAATTCCCCACCTTTCTGTTTTTATATCTGGGTTATCATCGAATTTAATTCCGTTCATGGCAATCTTATCAAGCACAAACCAGTAAGCACGTTCATTTTCAGACACCATTTCTTTCTCTGTCAGAAGATTCTTTGCCGTTTCGATGTCAATGTACTGGTTATCATGAAATAGCTGATCTGTTGCGATTTTATCTGCTGCCAGAATGATACTCATTGAAATGCTCTGTTTCTGCATCTTGTCATCGTCCTGTATAAGCCCCTGATAGTGCTTTTGTAGGGCTTTTATATCATCAATGGACATTTCCTTGACTGCGTTCACAAAGTCGATTCCTGCGTACCCGTAGTTCTTTTTAAGAGTATCTGCGGTAAGCTGTGGATCATCAAATATCTTTTCAGAACACTCAACCTCAATAATTCGGTTAATTGCTCCGCCTTGGCTGACATATCCGGCAAGCGGACGCTCACCATTGGTCAGAATGCAGTTCTGCCAGCGGTTCTCCCGGTTCACACCCAGCTCCTTGTTGGAACGGCTCTTTCCTTTTCCAGAACACAGGTCATATACAATTCCTTCGAAATTATCCCGGATTTTAGCCGATACTTTGGAAGTATCATCCAGGATCAGCGGTAAGTTGTTGAGCATATCGGATTTTGCTTCCAGGGCCACATCGGTTGTTTTAAAATCTCCTATGTATCTGGATTCGCCAGGGTTTGCCCAGACAGAAGCTCCTAGCATAAGTGTTACAGTTTTACCACCCTCGGTTTCGCCCCATAAGTCCACAAAGAATGGGAGAGCACCGACCAGTTTAATCAGAATGCTTGCAAAACTTGCAGCCAACATGATTTTTGGTTCGATTCTTCCAGTAGCACGAACCTTTTTTACATGTTCATACCACTCTACTCTGCTGCCACTTACACTGATACTTTCGTATAACTGCCGAAATCTCATATCACCATCAAATACGATATCCTTGTCGTAAGGCAGGAAATAATCTCGAATCCACCCGATTTTACTAGAGGAATATTGGATGTTGATATAATCATCATTGGCATTTTCTACGTCTGACAGATACCGGACAAGGAACTTTGCATTTTCAGAAGTCACTGAAATGCCAAGCGCAGACAAGCCCACAATTTTACTGGCTGATGCAACCATAGTTTTTGGCACAATAACCTCGGACCATTTATTATTCCTCTTATAGATTAACTTTATCTGTTCTTCCCCGGTCTCCAGATTCTTCATTCGTTCGATTGGAAGAATGGGGTGATAACAAGCTATAATATCCGGTGATCCTGGATTTGTGTTTGATATTCTGATTCCGTCATCATCTGCTATCCAGTTAAGACATTTCATTCTGTCATATTCACAATCGGAGAAATTAGTCCACTGGTCCAGCATAGATAACGTCCTATTGCTTTTCTCTTGCTCGATTATCTGTTTCTGAACCTTGGTGTAAGCTTTTAGTAAATCTTCAAATTTCTTTTTAACTCCAAGCTCTTTCGCTCTGTCCAGAAGAGTCAATGTCAAACGCGCCTTGTAAATTTCATCTTCTTGCTTGAATATCTCATTAAACACTTCTTCTTCCAGAATTGATTCTGATGTGAGCTTGTTAATCTGTTCCATTTTCTTTAATCACCTTCTTCCAATCCTGTTAGAAATCCATGCTTATATAATGCAAGCTGTAATTTGGTCCATGTTTCACACCATCCATCTGATAATGGCCTTACTCTGCCAAGAATAGACCTGTAAAAATCAATATCGGACAAACATTCCAGCAATTCTTCTTTTTTCTTCCGTTCTGCTTTCTCTCTCATTTCTTTTTGCTTCTGAGCGTGATATATTGCCATTCTGGACGAAAAATCAGGTTTATGGTATGTTCCGCCAAGAATCTGAAAAGCTGTCTTAAAATCGCAATTATCCATATTCTGAACGAAAGTAAAAATATCTCCTGACGCGCCACATCCGAAGCAATAGTAGCTGTCTTTGTAAATTTTCAATGAAGCAGTACGGTCACTGGGATGAAATGGGCAACTGATAAAGCCAGCTCTGTTCGGAATCATTCCGTATCTGGAAAGAACATCTCTCATACTGTTCTGCTGTTTAATTGTTTCTTTGTCCATCCGACAGAATCTCCATTATTCGTTTTCCAGTATTTTTCTTGTCACAAAATAGGAACTCAACGCCATATTTTCTCTGCATTGTGCATAGAATTTTGTACAGCGTATCACCGTGCATAACTTTCTGTTCTTGCTCAATCCAGATACCATTTTTCTTAACCCGCTTCTTCGCCCTGGGATTCTCCCACCAGAGAACATCGTCCAGCTTTTCGATTCCTTTCCCGTGTTCGCATAAGAAGACAAGTTTTATTCCTGCTTCATTTGCCCGGATAATTTCAGATCGGAATCTTTCATGCTGCTGGCATACATTTCCGCATAACTCTGCAAGGTTCTGCTTTCTATCAACTACTAAACGTGGGTTATCATAATTCATGTAATCACCCACATACAGCTTTGACACGAACCATTTTTCCCCTGCCTCGTCAAATGCCTTTTTAATGCCATCAATAACTTTCTGATGTTCCCTGCTATCAATCTGTATCAATTAAATGGCATCTCCTCGTCAATACCATCAGGAATGCTCATAAAGCCGTCCGGGTCGGCTTCTGGATTCGGTGTAGGTGATGCTGTCTGTGCCTGTGAAGAACCTTTGCTTTCGCCGAATTCGATTTCCTCGACAACAATATCTGTTGTATATATCTTCACGCCGTCTTTATTCGTATAGGATCCTGTCTGGATTCTTCCAGATAAATCTGCTTTCATTCCTTTTGTGAAATATTTTTCGATAAATTCCGCAGATTTTCCAAATGCAACACAATTAAGAAAGTCCGCTTTCTGATCAGAACCCTCTTTTACAAATCTTCTATTGACTGCAATGGAAAATCTTGCGATTGATGTTCCATCATTTGTATATCTGACTTCTGGATCTCTTGTAAATCGTCCTGTAAGAATAACTTTGTTCATTTTTTATTCCTTTCCACTATGCTGCTTATCGTACTCAATCAACATTTTGAGACATTTTTGCCCTTTCTCTTTTGTGAGTCCTTTCACATCGTCTACCTTGAAACGAGTTTTAATCTGTTCAAACAAGTTAGAATTCGGATATTTGTCAATGATGTTCTGGATACTCATTACATTTTCTGAAGCAATCATCTCAACAGATTCTTTTGATTCTGGCTTTTTAGCTGCTGTTTTTCCACTGCTACCTGTATTAGTAGAATCACTGTCTTTGTTATCATCAATGCAGAACAAACCATTCAGTGCGTACTTTCTTGCATAAGATGACGCTGCGCCTGTAACCTGGGAAGAATCCATGCCTTTTTTTGACTCTTCTTCCCTTGCATAAGCAACTGTTACGATTTCAGAAGAAGAATCCTCTGCATCTTTTAAATGCGTTTCTGCTCTTACATAGATTCTGTCCCCGACCACTTCCATCTGATCAGTGATACATAACACTGTCTTTGTTTCTACCAGAAGTGGCTTTACTGCTTCAAGAATGTCCTCACAACTTCTGTATTTGTACTTCCCGAAGGAATTGTACTGCCCTTTAGGGGCTTTCAACTTTGACTGAATAATACCTAACTTCTCATATATATTCACTTCTATTCCTCCTTGTCATAAACTACATGTTTACTACCCTCAATAATCAGCAAACTTGCAATATCTTTCATTGATAAGGTTGATTCGTTATAGATTTCAACCAGTGCGTTGTATGCGTCTGTTGATACTTTCACGACCGGATTATCCTTATCAGTTGCAGGCTGTTTCTTTCTCGCCGGAATACGGATTTCAAAATCACTCATGAGCGTTCTCCTTATTGCTTTCAGAATATTTTTCTAAAACATAAGAATAGAATTTTTCACGATTAACCCTTGCTGTTTTTCCAATTTTAACTAAAGCTCCTGACTCTTTAGCCAGTTTCATAACTGTTTGAATACCCAAATTACTATCCTCTGCCATCATTTGATAAGTGAGCAATGGACTGTCTACATTATTGCGATATTTGAGACTTCTCATCTTATTTCCTCCTTATACGATTTCTGGGCCGTTAAAAGCCCATTTAAGGCTTGTACGTAGCTCGCCAATGTTCTCGCCTTGTATGATTCCTCTATCGGATTATCCGGCACAATAGCAAGCTGGGTGTCGATTAATCTAACAATCTCATTAATGCGCTCCTCCATGTTTACACCGCCTTAAAAAAGCAATACACATTGTCGGATCCATCCCCTCTCACCGGATTTTTTTCACCATTCGAAAATGCTCCGCCGGCACAGTGATATTCGAGGTGGTTCAGATACATGTCCGGGTTCTCCCAGTCAAGAATGTACGCTTTCCGCCTGTTCAGCTCCGCCAGAAGCTCGTTCGCCGTTGTTATCAGTTCCATTGTCGGCAGGATCTTCAACTCCATCTGATTCAACATTTAGCGGACACCTCCCATCTATTAAGAGTCTAAGAAGATGTGCTTTTGCAAGCTTGCACTGCTCGGCTGATTCCTCTTTAAGCAATTCATTATCAAAATAGATTGTATAAATGCCATCCATTTCCTTTCTAGGCTCCCACTTTGAATTCATAATGCGGATAATGCAAGCATGTACATGCGAAGTGATTTCAAACGAAACAAAATAATCTGTTTCGCTCGAAACTCTCCACGCTAATTCAAAAAGCTCTTTGATTTCTTTTTCAAACATTTCCATTCTCCTTTCTCAAAGCAGTGCTAAATACGTAAACAGTGCAAATACAATGCCTGCCAGGATCTGCTGCAAGCTCTTCTCCCACATCCACACCGGAAGAAAAGTAAGCAGAATCCCAATAATCGCACTAACTACGATATCCCTTCTATTTTGTCTAGGTGATTTCATTCTTTTCCCTCCAAAAAGAAAAAGATTACAGACTGTAAGCAATATACCACCAAAAGATATTAGTAATGATTAACAGCGCGGCAGTCAAAAGCCATGCACTGAACCACTTCTTAGTCTCTCTCTTTGCTTTTTTCACGATTTCGGTAGCCAGCATTGTTTCCAAATCGTTCCATGTAATCTTTTCGTTGTTTGTTGCATTTTTTTTATTTTCCATGTTATTTTCCTCTCGCTTATATTGACTTTTTAGCGGATAGAGGATTATAATTTACCTGTATCCACTAAGGTTGGTTTAGTGGCTTACTGCTCCGGGGTGGAGGTCGTGACTCCCTCCGGGGCGCTTATGCCAAATTTGCTTCTTTTCTTCTGTAGTAGTCCAAGATAATTCTTGAGCATTCATCGACGATTTTTTGATTGTCTTCCGGTGTATTATCCTTGCAGTAATCATCATGTATTCTAATTATCCCGCCAGATTCATTCTTAATTGTTTTAATTACTGCCATAAGAATCTCTCCTTTCTACGATAGATTATGATGCTTCTTCTATTTTGCTTCTTCTGCAAAATGTTTCTCCATGAGATCGGCAATCATCAAGTATTCTTCGGCGATTTTGCCTTTTCTGGTATTTTTCACCTGTTCACGGAACTCTGGAATTGTTCCATAGAAGCAGCCGCAAGACACTTTAACTTGTTTGTCCTTACATCTGAAGAATGTAGTTGTGCGGAATTGAGTACCGAATCCATGAATAGTTGTGTAATCTGCATTGTCGGACACCCTTGCATTGCCGAACACCTCTGCATTGTCGGACACCCTTGCATTGCCGGACACCCTTGCATTGCCGGACACCCATGCATTGCCGAACACCTCTGCATTGCCGAACACCTCTGCATTGTCGGACACCCTTGCATTGCCGGACACCTCTGCATTGTCGGACACCCTTGCATTGCCGGACACCCATGCATTGCCGGACACCTCTGCATTGTCGGACACCCTTGCATTGCCGGACACCCATGCATTGCCGGACACCCATGCATTGCCGAACACCTCTGCATTGCCGGACACCCATGCATTGCCGGACTGGTTTACATTTCCTTCTTTTTCTACCCATCCGCCAGCTTCTCCGGCTTTTACATCCCCAAATGAAATGAGCGCTTTGATTCGGAAAAGTTTCTTTCCGAAAACGTTAATTTTGGTTTCTGATGTTAATTCAAATTTCTTCATTTTCTTTATCCTCCTTAATTACTGTGAATGCACAGTTTCTTTCTTATCTGATTTTTTCTCCAGCTTATTCTCGGAAAAGCTTTCCGTCTTTCCGAGAATGTATCCCTTGTCAAATTCTGACATCTTAGGAATCGCGTCTTTCAGCTTTTCAACGATTCTTTTTTCTTTTTCTGACATATACTCACCTCTTTTCTTGTGATATACTCTCCTGTAAAGGAGGTGTTCATTTGATAACAAGATATCAATATAAAATATTGAAAAAAGCTTTAAGAAATTGTGGATTTACTCCTAGTAATCAGCGTGAAGTAGATACTTGCAAATACCTTTTCAACAAAAAATGCTTTATGCGCTCAAGATCGCAAGATCACGCATATGAAATCACACAAGCGGGTGAAGTCGCCATGAAAGCATATTTTCAAGATATATCCAGATTTTGGATAACAACTGTTCTGTCCATCATTGCGCTGATTACAGGTCTTTTCTCAATCTCTATACAATCAGAGCCACTATTGCAATTATTAGAGAAACTATTGCAATAGCTCCTAATACATGTGTATCGGTAGATAATGAATCTACATAATGCGAATACATCTGCAAAGTTTCTTTCACTGTAAATTCAACGTCTACCTGTTCACACGGTTCTTTTTCAAAGATACAGTCCATATCTACTGCCCCGCCAAACGGAATAGGCTCATCTGGAGGAACAATCCTTCTTTCTGGCATCTTTAAATCACCTTTTTCACCTGTCAGAACTGCTTTCTTGATTTTGTTTGTCTGGTCTTGTAAATCCCAGATACGATTCCACAGGTCAGAAATTGTTTTGTCGATTTCTTTTTTCTTGCGATTCACTGTTTTTCACCTCCTTGTTCGGTATGCGTATATAATATCACGCATAAAGAACCTTGTCAACAGTTTTTTGTTCGGTTTGCGAACTTTTCTTCTTTACATTTCCGCACAGAGGTGGTATAGTATTAAATGAAAGGAGGGCATTATGAACGACAGAATAAAGGAACTGCGCAAAGCAATGAATCTTAGTCAAGAGAAATTCGGCGAACTTCTTGGAATTACAAAGTCTGGCGTTTCTGATATTGAATCAGGGCGTAGGAAAGTAACAGATCAGCATGTAATAATGTTGGCAAATAATGGAGTGAGTGAAGAATGGCTCAGAACTGGAAACGGAGATATGTTCGTTCCAAAGAGCAAGGATGAAGAAATTGCAGAAATGCTTGCAGACATACAGAAATCCGGCGAAGATTCATTTAGACACCGTCTTATATCTGCATTAGCCAGATTGGACGACGATGGATGGGATAAGCTTGAAGAACTGATTGACATGATTTCAAACAAGTAAAAAAGAAAGACAAGGGCAATGCGCAAACCCTTGTCTTTTTCTTTACTATCCTATTAATCTTTTTATGTATGCGTATATCGTTTTTAGCCAGTGAATATTATCACAGCTTTCTATTAGTTCAATAATTTCCTTCTTGTAATCCATTTTCCGTCCCTCCCAATATCGCACAATAAGAACATTTGTTCTCTTTTATTTCATTATACCCTCTTTTTAGCGATATAAAACGGACTGGATCGATCATACTTCTCGCCCTCTGCTTGAAAAGTGTTCCCTCCATTTGTCTTGAACGATTGAAAAAGAAATGGCATTTGCATTCCGCAGAAATATTGTTGCTTTTCTTCACAATAAATGGCTGCTGCTCTGCTTCAGATACAACCGCCTGTGTATAATTATGTATTACGTATTGATTATTGGCACTTGTCTTAATAATCACTTCTGAATCTGTCGGATCAATGCTCTCGCACAGTGGCGCGCGTACAGAAAATGTGAGCATTATCCCAAACAGAAAAAATATAACCAGCTTTTTTATTACCTTCATAAAATCACTCCTATGTATTTTATTATACGATTCTGTCTGATTTCGGGCAATATCTGAATATTGCACAAATTTGACGAATTTACTGCGAATTTCGACGTTTTTCGACACCTCCCGACATTAATCATCCCAGATAGAGCGCTGTCCGTTCATCATAAAAATTTCATCCTGGAGATACAATGGAGCTTCGTATCTGGCAATTACGTTCAAGGCAGAATCGCACTGGTGCCTCTTGATTGACTTGTAAGAGCGCACGCGGAAGTTCGCTTTTAAGTCTGCATAGATGTTACTGTATACTCTCTGTCTCACTGACCTGTCCTGGTAAGCGTTTGAGCCTTTTCCGCCCAGTATGTCCACTCCACGTTTGCGGACTGCTTCTGTAATACGGTCGGCTTCAATTGGCAGAATCGGGAGATCAAGTTCCAGGCGTTCCAGTTTCTTATCCAGGACGTCAACCTTTTCATTTACCTGCAAGATTGCCTGTGCCTGCAATTGCAACTGTTCAAGCGGCGTCATGGGTGCAATGCTCTGTTTTACGGCTTCTTTCAGCTTGGTTTCGACTTTAAGGAAATACTGGCGCGCAATCTTCCCTTTGGCAGAATGGCTTTCCATTGAAAGGTGCTTTGCAAAGTCTGTGGTGAGACGGTAATCTTTGCATTCATTACCGTTCTTCATTGTGAAGAACCCCCACCAGTCAACATTTTCTTCAAAATATTCGTTTTCTTCAATATTCTTTTTAGCCCATCTAGCAAAATTTTGTTTTGGCATATCAAGAAAATCATACAACGCCCTTGCTGTGGTGTATCCATTCTCATCAATGCCAAGTGCGATTTCAATAGGCGTTTTATCTGTTTCATCAATTGTTTTATTCAAAATAGTATCTAACATATTTAGCCCTCCGTTTTTCATGTTTGTGGTTGCCAAATAAAGATACTCAGTGCTATAATTTGAATATCTCCATTTGGAGGTAGGAGCAACCATTTCACTTTGCCGGTGCGGTTGCTCCATTTCTTTTTTTTACTCGCCGATTTCTTTTTCCACTAATCCAATACCTTTCATTATGGTATCAGTTCTGGAAATTCCAAGGACTTCTGCGCATTTATCAATGCGGTCTTTTTCTTTTTTTGTCAGTCTTATATTAAGTTTTTCAGTCCTGGATACATCGTTAATCGGTGGTCTTCCAGTTCTAGGGGACATTTTATTCACCTCCAATTTTTGTCCTCGCATAAATAATATATTATGTACGCCCAAAAGTCAAGCATTATTTTTCTTTCAATTTATGTCGAATTATTCCAAGTTATTGTATTTTGTTGCGTTTTGTTGTAAAATCAGATAAAAATAAACCATATGAGGAGGGTTTTCTATGAAAAAGACAAAAAAATGCAAGTATTGCAAGACAGAGATTCCGGCGGACGCTAAAGTATGCCCGCAGTGCCGAAAGAAATTAAAGGGTGGAAAGTTTAAGTGGATTCTACTTGCCCTTATCGTCCTTTGTGTTATAGGCGCTGCGACAGGCGGAAGTAATAGTAATTCCAGTACAAAATCCACAGATTCCACATTAAGTAAGAAAGAGGATGCGCCAAAAGAATACACTTCTGCATCAGTTAATGATATGATGGCAGATCTTGATAACAATGCCATGGGAGCATCTGATAAATACAAAGATAAATATCTTGAGATTACTGGAAAACTTACAAACATTGACGCTTCTGGAAAGTATATTGACTTGATGGCTGATGGAGACTTTGAGATTATCGGAGTCCAATGCTACATAAAAAATGATGAACAAAAAACAAAAGTAGCTTCCATGACCAAAGGAGAGACAGTTACTTTAAAAGGAAAATGTACAGATGTTGGAGAAGTCCTTGGATATTCTCTTGATATTGATGAAATAGAATAAATAATAAAAAAGCCGGCTCTCGCTACCAACGGGAACCGGTTTTAATAAATAAGATAATCCGGAGAAAAATCTTACCTACACCATAATTATATCATCTCCTGGATTATCACACAAGTAAAAAAAGGAGAATGATAAAATGAATGAATCGGTATGTATCTATCTAAGGAAATCCAGAGCTGATCGAGAAGCTGAGGCGCATGGAGAGGGCGAAACACTCGCCAGACATGAACGGATCCTGTTAGATCTTGCAAAGAAAAAAGAGTACATTGTGGGCGCAATTTACCGCGAAGTGGTATCTGGCGAAACTATTGCTGACCGTCCTGTCATGCAGCAACTTCTTCACGAGGTAGAATCCGGCATGTGGGATGGAGTCCTGGTTGTAGAGGTGGAACGTCTTGCCAGAGGTGACACCATCGACCAAGGCGTTGTGTCCAGAGCATTCCAATATTCCGATACGAAGATTATTACCCCAACAAAAATATACGACCCAAACAATGAATTTGACGAAGAGTACTTCGAATTCGGACTTTTTATGAGCCGCCGAGAATACAAAACCATCAAGCGCCGACTGAACGCTGGAAGAATATCATCAGTCAAAGAGGGCAAATACTGTGGAAACAAACCACCTTACGGATACGAAAGAGTTAAGCTCGCAAGAGAAAAAGGCTATACTCTCCGACCTGTTCCGGCTCAAGCCGAGATCGTAAAAATGATCTACACCTGGTATGCCGGTGATGGCTGCGAACAAATTGGAGTTGCGAATCCGTCCCCGGTAATTTATCGCTAATTACCGGGGACGATTTTTTAGTCAAGTCAGTTTGTCATTCAAATCTTTTC